CGCTGATCGCAGCGAGGACCATCCGGCAGATCCAGTCCATCACTCCAGCCGCCAGGATCATAGTGGTGTGCAGGAGCGAGATGGCCAGCGTCCTCGACGCGTGGTGCCCGGGGATCGACACGCACGAGCTCAACGACCCAGGTAACTCGTCACTCGTCGGATGCGAGCGGTACCTCAGGCTCCGCAGGAGACACGGAGACACAACTATCCTGCTCGGGGATGTCTGCTACTCGTGGGCGTGCCTCGAGATCTTGCTCGCTGACATCCACCACACCTTCGTAGGCACCTCAAGGCTGACCCACGACAGCGGAGAGCTGTGGGGGCTGTCCTGGATGATGGGCGTGTGGCCGATGATGCACATGTGGCTCCATGACGCGCTACCGGCCGACGCGTTCCCCGAGACATACCAGTGCGGGCAGCTGCGCCGATGGCTGTTCGCAGCGCGCGAACACTGTGCTCGCTGGAGGCTCGATGCGCCTACATACGTCCCGTGCGATGACTACACCAGGGACTTCGATATCCCATCGGACCTCGAGCACTTGTACGCAACGTCAGCCTGCGCGGCAGATGACGACGACGCGCACGGCATCGCCTGGTAACCTCAAGGGATGGCATACATCCTCATCATCGCGCTCGTCGCCGGTCTGCTGATGTACCTCCTGTGCTCGCAGGCGAAGGCCCAGGAGATCGGACGCATGCTGCTATTCTCGGCGATGCTCGCGTTCCTGATCGCCGTTGCACCCCTCACCGTGAAGATGCTAGGGCACTAGCGCTCGTCGTCGGGCGGGCCCTGCATCCAGCCTGGCTCCGCTTCTGGGTCCTCGACCTTCGCTGGCTGCGTTGGTAGCGCCTGCTGCTCCTGCTTGGTGTTGCGGCCCTTGAGCTTGTCCTTGACCGCGCTCGTGCCCTTGGCGTCGGACTTCGCCTCCACCTTAGCCACGGCGGCATCGAGCTTGGACTTGGGCGCCTTGGACGCGAGCTGCTCGGCGCGCTGGGTGAGCGCCTCGGGCCAGGTAGCCTCGCCGTCACGGATGGCGACGAAGAGGCGACGGAGCTGTTCGATCTCCGCGGGGGTGGCCACCTCGAGCTTGTGACCGAGCCACTCCTCGAGGTCGGTCGGCTGGATGCCGTGCCCAACGAAGGCGTCCGTCATCGCGTTGCGAGCTGCGTCGGGGTCCTTCGCGGACTCGTCCTTGAGAATCGCGTTGCAGATGTCGTACGCCTCGTCCTGAAGGTTGCCCGGAATGATGCGCAGGATGCACGTGCGGAGAGCCTTCGAGACGAGGGCACCCTGCTTGTTGAGGATGTCGTCGTCGCTTGCCTCGACGATGAACACGCCATCACCGTAGCTGTTCGTGCGCTCGGCCAGCGCGTTCTGCCCGCGACGAAGCTGGCGGCGCTCTACGGTCTTGGCGATGGTCACGTCCATCGGCCACACGAGGTTCTGCTCCAGGTCGGTCGCAGACACGCGCATGATCCTTGTGTGCTCGTCGTCGTAGATCTGCGTGACCTCCATCGCGATGTTTCCGAAGCTGCGAGCTGCAGCCTCGGCGAATCGGATGGACAGGCCCTCGACTCCGTCTCCGATTGGCTTGCGGTAGATGGCGGCGGCGGCGAATCCTGGACGACGGCACTCGCGCATGATCGACGCGCGGACCTGGTCCATGTTGCGAGGACGATGGAGGGCCATCGTGTAGCGTGCCTCGATCTCAGCGCGTGCCTTCGCGACGAGCGCGGCGGTTGCCTGGTTCTCGCGCGATATGCTCTTGCCTGCGAAGTCTTGCCGGATGAGTTGGTTGCTCTCGGGGCGTCCGTTTCCATTGGTAGCGATGTCCGTGCTCATGTCAGTCCTCCTTGTTGGTGTTCTTCGACCAGGCGCGCGGACACAGGAACCTCCGCGATCCGGGAACGACGTTGGTGTGCAGCGAGATGCTGCGTTGCTCGTCGGCGATGTTGACCAGCGCCTCAACTAGCGGCTCGATGGGGATCTCGCGGTAGTTGGGGTCCGACGAGAGGACGAGCTGTGCCTCGGTGACGAGCGAGCGCCACGCGGCTTGCCAGTCGGTGTTCGACCCATCCTTTGACAGCCGGTACGAGATCGAACTCCGACCCTTCTTCCCTTCCGCATCGGCCCACTCGAGACCGGCGTTGTTACCGATCACGGCCTTGAGGTTCTGAGTCAAGATTTCCACCTCGGTCTCGACCTGACTGAACCGCTCGCGTGCGGCCCGTAGGTCTCTCACCATTGCCCGCGCTCCTGGCTTGTCGTCGAGGGACACCAGCATGCCAGCAACGCAATCGCATGGCTTGGGCGGCTTGAGACGTGACACACACGTCGCGGAGTGCGTCCGCTGTGGATAGGCTGTGGACAAGTACCGGTTATAGGACGAGCTACCGTCGGGATCCGGTGGCACGTCTTTGTTCACATGGTCCACGAGGAACCGCTCAGCATCCGTGCGCAGTAGGCCGATGAGCTCGTCGTCGCGTTCGATGCGGTACTCGGCTGGTTGGCCGTCGATGAAAGCTACGAGATCCCAGCTATCGAGGCCCGTGACGAACATCGACCACACACATTGGACCAGCTCGTGCGTCGGGACCTCGTCGGTACCTGGGTCACCGTACTGGTCGGCGACGCGGAAGGAGTGCGTCTTGATCTCCAGGCCGTTGCGCGGACGAGCCTGGCGCGGCAGGTAGCAGACCCCGTCGGGTGTCGCCATCGCCCACGGCACCTCGGAGTGCGTGAGTGTGCCCGGGACCTCGACGCGCACGCCGTGGCGCTCGGCGTAGTCGTCGCGGACGACCGGCTCGAGTAGATCTCCCCATTTGGTGCGCGTGTTGCCTGCGAACGGAGCCGCGCGTCCGGTCTTGTCAAGGAACACGTCGATGGGCGCGCGGTAAGGATGCAATCCGGAGATCGCTGCCGCGTCGGTGGCGGTGATTCCCATGCGGCGTTGCGCGAGCTGGTCTGGGCTGAGACTCATACGACGACCATACCCGGAACGTCTGACAAGCGACTGCTCTCGGTTGTAACCACGGGAACCTGCTAGGTGTTTGCGTTGTTCCCTTTTTGTACCGAAACATGTTGCGCCGCGATGTCGCAAAAATGTACACAGCAGACGTGCCCTCGATACGTAGAACGGTTCGCAGGCGAGAGATCGCCAACCGAATCAAGAAGCTTCGCGTACTCCTTGACATAAGCCAGGAGGCTGCTGCGAAACAGCTCGGAATCCGCCGGGTTCAGTGGACACATATCGAAGCCGGGAGGCAGTCGGTGCCGTCGGAGCGAATACTGGACCTGTGCAAAATCCTGAACACCACCCCTGAAGACCTTCTGGGTGGCAACCAATGACGAAGAGAAAAAGGTCAACCATCTCCACCAAGACGCGCTTCGAAGTCTTCAAGCGTGATTCGTTCAAGTGTCAGTACTGCGGGCGCTGCGCGCCGGAGATCGTACTGGAGCTCGAACACATCGAGCCGCACAGCAAGGGCGGATCGGACGACGTACTGAACCTCGTCACGTCGTGCTGGGAATGCAACAACGGCAAGGGCGACCGTCGCCTCGACGACAACGCTGTTATCGAAAAACAGCGCACTCAGCTCGAGGATCTACAGGAACGACGTGAGCAGCTCGAGATGATGCTTCGATGGAGACAGGGGAATGTAGATCTCACCGAGCAGACGATCGATGCGTTCGTCGACGCGTACAACAAGCGCACGCCGGGATGGCATCTATCTGGACCAGGTCTCGAATCAGCCAGGAAGATCGTGAAGACGTTCGGCCTCGCCAGGGCACTCGACGCGCTTGATGCAGCCGCCGACCGGATCGTAGTACTCGAAGGGAGCAAGGCTACCAAGGAGAGTGTTTCAAAGCTGATGGGGGTCGTCTTTGTTATGGCCGAGCCACCCGATGTACAGCGGCTGTACAAAATCAGGGCGCGAATCAGAAAGAGATGGAACTACGTGAACGACGGAAGAGCCATCGGCGTCCTCCGTCGACTCCTGACCTATGGGGCCGCTATCGACGAGATAGAGACGCGATGCGACGGTTTCCTTGAGACTCAATACACGAGTTTCAATGAGTGGTGCGCTGAGATGGACGGATGGGTTCAGGAATTGCGAGGCGCCTAATGGACTGGGCGAACGAAGACTACGTGCGGATGTACACGCGCGAAACCGCCGACGACCTAGAACTGTCATGGGAGGCCATCGCCCTGTGGCGAGCAATGATGTGCAAGTTCGATCGAGCCGGGGTTATCCAGGCCAAGAACGGATGGCGAAGCGTTTCAGCTCTGACGCGCATCCCCTTTGAGGTCGTGGAGCGGGCGGGCGCCGAATTGCTGCAAGATGGCCGGGTGAAGGATGCTCACGGCGGCTTCTACGCCCCGAACTTCATCGACGCACAGACCGCTTCGAAAAGTGACAAGGCGCGTCAAAAAGAGTCTAGAGACCGTAGGCGAGCTCACTATGTGGTCACTAAACGTGACGGTTCGTCACGAAACGTGACCGATGGTCACGAGGAGTCACGAGGAGTCACGAACGGTCACGAGGAGTCACGAGATGTCACTCTTACCTCTGCTATACGTCACGTTACGTTGCCTCCCGTTGCTGAGGCTTTGCTTGTTCCGCCGAACGATTCGGCGTCTTCCGAGCCTCCAAAAACGAGGGGGCGAAGGAAAGCCCCCGTTGCTCCAAGGCCTGCTGACTGGAGGCCTAACGAAAACCATCGCGAGATAGCGAAGGAGCAGAAGGTTGACCTGGAATTCCAGGCGAGAAGGTTCTGCCTCCACTACGATGCAAGCGGCAAGCTCTGGAAGGATTGGGACGCAGCCTTCAGTAACTGGCTGCTCGGAGCGAACAACTTCAGGGGTGGATCATCGAAGTCCGGGGAAACCGCTCTCGAGGTTGCTCTTCGCATCGCGGATGGTGGCGAGTGACCAGGGATCAGGCTGGCAAACTGATCGCAGTGATGCTCGCCGCCGTGCCATCCCATCGCGTAGACGCGAAGTCGGTGCCCGACATGATCGCGGCGTACGCTGACCTCCTGGGCGACCTGTCCTACGAGCTGTGCAACGCAGCCTTGCGCTCCCTGCTGCAGACGCGCACGTGGTTGCCGAGCGTTGCTGATATCCGCGCCACCGCCATCGAGCTCAAGCACGGACCCGTGCGCACTGGAGGCGAGGCATGGGGCGCCGTACTCCAGGCGATGAAGTCGGAGGGTGCGTATCGATTTCCAGGAATCGATTTCAGGTTCACCGATCGCGTGACAGCCAGCTGTGTCGCATCGCTCGGGTGGAAGGAGCTTTGCTTGTCCGAGAACCAGGTGTCAGATCGTGCGAGGTTCATCGAGCTCTACGACGGACTGGCCACACAGGATAGTCGTGAGAGCAGGTCGCCCGTGCTCGCCGCAGCGCGCGACCGTCGCGATCACCAGAAATCCCTGCGTGATCCGCTCAACAAGATCATCAACCACCTCCGGCTCGTCCCCAAAGACGATCCTGAACCACCGACGCTCACTGACGGCGAGGACTCATGAGGAACAAGCCGAGCAAGAAGGAATCCTGGCGCGACGAAATTGTTGCTTCTGGTGATTTCAAGTGCGCATGTGGATGCGGACTTCGGTTGTCTCGTGGAGATCTCGCCGATGCGATGCGGCTCATGTCGGTCTTCGGTGCAGCGGGACCTCGCACGTATGGAGTGACGTTCACGAACTTCGCAGACAACACCAAGACCAAGCGCGAAGCAGAGGAACCGACGGAGCGCCAGCTCTGTCCCGGGTGTCGGTTCGCGGTGGTCGAGATCCCGCCGTTCGCTGCACAACTCCTGCGTGATCGTGATGCGAAGTGGCCGAAGTGTTTGAAGTGCAAAACCTCCGCTGAGTAGCGTATGGTCCGCGCGTGCTGTTCGCGCTCATCGTTCTGATCTGCCTGGTCGCTGTCGAGCTCGCGTCCACCTGGGGTGAGATGCGTCAGCTTCGAAGCTCGGCGCCCCATACAATCGACTTGACCAAGACGATCGGCCGGCGCCAGTGATCGAGCTGCTGTTCGCGCTCGTCGTCTGGCTCACTCCGACCCGTGAAGCCGCCGCACTCGAGCGCACCGCACCGAGCTACCTGGACCTCGACCAGGCCCGCGACCACCTTGCCGCCGCGCGCATCGCTGGCGCCGTGCATCACCTCCCGCCCGAGCTGATTCTCGCAATAGCTTGGCGCGAAAGCCGCTACCAGCACGCCGCGGTCACGCCTGAGTCCGCCGGCCGCATGAGCTGCGGTGCGATGACGCCAACTCCGGTCGCGCGCTGCGTGCCGCAGACCTTGCTCGAGGACTACCTTGCCGGAGCTGCTCACCTACGGCACTGGGTGAACGCAACACGCTCATTGCAGCTCGGGCTCCAGGGCTATGCGGGCGGATACCGGATGATCCGCGCATGTGAGCGCGGTCCAGTAGTCCGCGTGCGCGCTCGCGTAGAGATCGACCTGTGCAGCACGCCCGAGTTGCGACGTGCGGCTTGGATTCGACGCGAGATTGAACGCGCGGTACCGTCGCCCCTAACTTGACGGTCTACGTAGTTGTATCTGGGCTGATGGTTCTCGCGGTGTACTCACGTGCAGATCTCGCCCACATCCACATGCGAACCGTCACCGGAGCATACGTATTGCCGATGCACCTGCGCGACCAGCTGCCGAGAAGCGTCCTTGATCAGTACGACGGCGGCGCGGAATTTGACGACGATGACCCAACGCCAGTGACCGAGCGGTTCGACAAAATCGAGTAAGCTAGGCGGATGGCTGCTTCGTGCGCGGCATGTCTGCAGCCGATCGTCCGGTCGCAGCGTTTTCTGCTGGAAGGCTCCGAGTGCTTTCACCTGGCGTGCGTGGGCAACGCGTACCGCTCGAAGCTACGGATCGCTGAACAGCGCGGCTTCGACCTGGAGCGACAGCTTGCTGATACGCGCCGCGCCGCCGCTCGAGTGGAGGCCGAGACGAGCCGGCTTCGGAACGAGTCCACATCGCTGTCCGCCCAAGTGATCTCCCTGCAGGGCCAGCTCGCCACAGCCCGGGATGCCATCACGGCCACCCAGGAGCGCCTCCAGGCTCGCCAGGACGAGCTTCAAGGCGCCCGCAACCAGAACGCGGCACTTCGCGCCGAGCTCGCCAACGCGAAGCAGGAGGCTCAGCAGACCGGTCCAGAGGTCGAACCAGAGGACGCGACCGTGGCGAGGTTCAGGAACCTTGAGTTCAAGTAGGTCGTGTAGTACAAGCGATCTCTACTCTCCCTGGATGTGAAACATGAGCGAGCAACGAATCACGCCCGAGCGCGTCGACTGGTTCTTCCGGTATCGCTCGGAGAACTCCGCCTGGGGCATATTTCATGTGTGCCTCGATGACGGGAACTGGGAATGCGGAGCCGCCAAGCAGACGCTAAGGCCAGGCACTGGCTCGTACCTCAACGGAGAGTGGATTCCCGCGCGTTATGACCTTGGGCGCGACGAATGGGCGGACGATCTGCGTGAAGCCGCCGACTGGTTCGATTCGCTGACGCCATCGGAGCGACTGAAGCTGAAGTCCTTGGTTGACGACGATGACCTAGCCGATGAGGTTCTGGAACTTGAGGCCGAGGCCGAAGAACTGCGATCGGAGGTCGATCGATTGCGCCGTCTCGCGTTGGAGGCGTGCGACATCGGACTGCACGGGACCTTGCGCTTCGAGGACAGGTGTCGACTCGAGACCGTCAGGAAAGTTGCGCGATGAAGAACATTGGATTCACCGGCACCCGTCACGGCATGACTCACGTCCAGCGGAGGCGCGTTGACATCGAGCTAGAACGCATCCTGTCACCTGACCCCCACGTGACAGGTCACCACGGCGATTGCGTTGGTGCCGACATGCAGTTCCACGGGATCGTACGCAGGTACCCGTGGAGCTATCTCGTCGGCCATCTTCCGGTCAACGAGTCCGATCGAGCGTTCTGTAATTTCGACGAGGTTCGCGACCCGCTGCCATACATGAAGCGGAACGCCCAGATCGTGGCTGCCGCGAATGTGATGATCGGCGCCCCATTCGAGATGGAAGAGCAAAAGCGCGGAGGCACCTGGAGCACGATCAGAATGGCGCGACGCGCACTGCGACATCGCGACTCGACGCTTCTCGAGCTCGTCGTCGTGCTACCCGATGGGACGGTGATGTCGTGACCGTTGACGCGCTGCTCGCGTTGGCGCAGAGGATTCAGGCGACTGGAGACACCGCGCTCATAGGATCGGAATGCCGAGATCTTGCGCTCTCCGTCATCGACCTACTCGGCGAGGCGCAGCCGTGTGGACTCGATGAGCCCGAGGTGGATAGAGGTCGGGTTCGCATCCCGGAGCAGTGGGACCAAATGAACCAGCTACCCGAGGACGCCCGCCACATGGCAAGGATGCTGTTGCGGGCCGCGGACGCCGCGGAAAGGAATGTCGATGACAACACTGGGAGATGATCTGCCTAGGGAGATCGCGCGCGTTCGCGATCGGGTAATTCCCGCGTACCTGGAGTGCGGTCCTGGCGGTGCGTTCGCGGTCGCAATGATGCGCGCGGACCTTGACCGTGCGTCGAAGGCGATGATCGAAGGCGACATCGTCGAAATGGTATGCGTCTATCAGTCGCTCAAGGAGTGGAAGTTATGACCGACTGCTTCGAATGCGACGAGTTCTACGCGACCACGCACGGCTACACCGAGGGCACGCCGCTCGATGTATGGCGGCAGTGCCAGGCCCTCGAGCAACGCATCCGGCTCGGTGACGAGCGGCTGGCGACGGCAGAGAAGGAGCGGGATGAGGCGGTGCAGTTGCTCGGGTTCTCGCGTGAAGGAGTCTCGCACTGGACGGCGCAGGCCGAGCAGTGGCAACTGCGCACGGAAGCAGCCGAGGAAGCAAACCTAGCCGTGACCGCGACGCTCGTCGAGCATTCGGAGCTGAGCGGACACATGGACATCGTGGAGCAGTGCCGC